GGTCGTGAAGCCGGCGTTATCGTCGCTCTCGACGATCACCGTCAGCGAAGGAGTGGTTCCCGGAGCTGCCGTGACGTGCAGGCCGCAGTGGATCGACTGCCCGGCCGCAACCGCACCCAGCTGACGGCCGGTGCCGTTCGCGTTCGCGGCGACGCCGGTCCGGTATTCCATCAGGGTGCCGCGCAGCAGGCGGTCCTGGGCAGCGGTCGCGAGCGTGAACCCGAACATCTGCCCAATCTGGGCGTTCGGGTTGTACTGGATGGCGAGCGCGTTGTGGAAGTAGGCAATGTCGCCGGCCGTGATGCCAGGCGCCACCGTCATCAGGACGCCATTGCCGATCTTCTCGAACAGCTCCCGATCCGGATACTCGGCTTCCCAAAAGCCGGCGGCGCTCATCGCCGCGACCTTCAGCCCGCCCTCGTGCACATGCGTGTCGAAGGCGAAGGTACTGGCATCCAGCGCATCAGCTTCGTAGTTGATGCCGACCTGGTTCGCCTGCGAGCGCAGGTTATAGCCACCCAGCGCGATCAGGGCGTTCGTGAGGACGTTCTTCGCCATGCCTACTCCCGATAGATCACTTCAAAGTCACGCTGGAAGTTCCAGGCCCGCGCTAGATCGTCGAAGACCACCGGGGATCCGGGGATCGTGAAGATGTCGTCCACGGTCACGCCGCCGGCGGTGCCACGAAACCGCTGCAATGCGAGCCGCACCTGATCCACAAGGGCGCGCCCGGCGTCGTAGTCGTTGTGCCAGAGGTTCACGCGCACCCGCGCGGTTACCAGGTCGCCGTCCTCACCCATCGTCGGGTAGTGCTCGCCGTCGAACTCCTCATAGACGACATACGGATAGGGCGTTCCCTGATCCGCCTGGTGCGGCCAGATACGAGTCCCGATCGCCGAGGATGTGTCGGCGAAGGTGGTCAGCCGCGCATAGACGACCTTGGCGGTGCTCATCCGCGCTTCTGCCTCCTGGTAATTGCCTGCTCAAGTGCGCGGAAGAACATCGAGGTCACCGGTTGCTGGATCTCGCGCTGCGTCTTCTGCACGTACTCCTGACCTTCGATGAACCCGCGACTCGCCGCACCCTTGAGTTGCCCCGCACGGGCGCGCGCCGCATGTACGGCGCGACCGGTTACCGTGCGGGCGCGCGTCAATCTGACAAGCCGCCCCTTAACACGGCTGCCGATGCGGTGGCCGAACTCCACGAATCGCCAGTAGAACGCATTGCGCGGATTCTCAGCCTTGCCCTGCGTCGAGACGCGGACCTTGGCCACCATGATGCCGCTGCGGCTCTTCCACTTCGTCACGACGTCCAGGTTGAAGCGCAGCTTGCCGGTGAAGACCGGCGCGTTGGCCTTGAGACGCCGGAGGATGTACTCGCCCGCCTCGCGGATGACCTTGCGCACCGTCCTGCGTGCGACGTTCTCGTTCAGCGCCTTGAGCTCGGCAATGAGATCCCGGATGCCAGGCACGGCAACGGTGATCCCGTCCCCGCCCTGCTCCATCAGACGTACTCGCGGCAGGCGATCAGCAGCTCACGCTTGCGGCTATCGGGATTCCAGAAGCCGAGGATGTCGAAGGTGCGCCCATCCCAGACCAGTTGCTTGGCGCGCGTCACGTCGCTGCGATAGCGGCAGCTGAACACCGTCGTCAGATCCCCGTGCCGCGTCTGGGCGTTGACGAACTCGCGCGCGCCCTGCGGCAGTTCGTTCGCCGAGAACGTCGCTTCAGTCACCCAGGCGGGCACGCTGGCGCCGGTCTCAGTGCTCCGTGTCGGGACCGGCGCGCATTACGGAAGCCCATCGATCACCATTGGATGCAGCAGACTTGCCACGCCCAATGGCATCTCATCCGACGTTGCGCCCATGACAACCGCTTCGCGGTTCTCGTACCAGTGCCCGATCAACAGCAGCATCGCCTGGCGGAACACGTCGAGATTCGGGTGCGCGCCAGGCTGGGTGCCATAGCCGGCGACGAACCGTACCGTGATCGCCTCGCTGATGCAGCGCACGGTAGGCCAGGTGACTCCGTAGGCGGGCTCAATCCAGCCGCGGGCGGCGGCAGAGCGCGTGATCACCCGATACTGATTCGCCGCGAGCAGCTGGCTGTTGCCGTCCACGTCGATGTAGTTGATCGACGTGACCGAGACCAACGGCACGATCGGGATCACGATGCGCTGCAGACAGCCGACGAACGGCCAGTCGTTGTCGACCGTGAGGTCGAACGTCTGCTCGATCAGCGACCGTCCCGTGTGGATCTCGCAGTGCCGGCGCGCAGCCAGGATGTAGCCGGAGATCAGGCCGTCATCGTCAGCAATATCGACGCGACAGTGCTTCCTGGCCTCCGCCAGCGAAACGATGTCGAGCGCCGGCCCGGTGACGAGAGAAATGCCGCCCATGCGCAATCGCTAGGCTGTCGGCACTGCCGCCGCGGCCGGCTCTCCTGGCTTCTGCGCTTTGGCACCGAGTTCCTTCTCGCAATACGCCACGGCGTCCGGATTCGCATCGATGAGCCCGTCTTCGGTGTAGGCCTTGATCACCTTCTCGTCGATGAGCACGACCTGGTTGCAATTCACCTCGACGCCCCCGATCGCGCCATCGCGCAGCACGCGCGCCTTCTTGAGTGCCATGAGACTCGTCTCCTCAGCGATTGTTGAAAGAAGGGCGGCGGCCCTCGTGGGCCGCCGCCGCACCTGACGGCGATCTCAGCTTACGTCGCGGAATTGACGTAGCACTTGACCGCGATCGGGTCGACCAGGTTGCCGCCGGAGCGGTGCCAGGCCAGGAAGCCGACCTGCCCGAGCTTCGCATACGCCGAGTCCGTGAACCGGAACAGGATGACCTGCAGCGCGTCGCGGACCTTGTAGTAGTCGAAGTCGCCGAACAGGATCGACCGCGCGTTCGCCGCCATCGCGGCGACGTCGTCGTTGACCTTCACCGGGTAGCCGAGGATCTCGTCCGGCATCGCCTTGCCGAGACCGTCCCAGCCGGGGATGAAGATCGGCCGGTTCTGCGAGTCCTTCAGCTTGCGCACCGAACCGAAGGTCGCGTCACGCATCATGAACCGGCAGCGGCCCTGGTTGCGATAGGCCGAGTTGACCGAGTGCACCAGGTCGATCAGGTCGTCCGCGATCACGGTCGTGGTTTGGCCGGTCGTGCCGGTCTTGCCCACGGTTGCGCCAGTCGCAGCACCGCGCGGCTGGCCAGAGCCGGTGCCGGTCGTGAAGTGCTGATTCGTGATCCGGCCAATGCGCTCGGCCAGACGCTTGCGGACGAATCCTTCCATGTCGATCGTCGAGTCTTGCAGCAGCTCGAACGGCACGGCCACGATCTTCGAGCTGTACTTGTAGACGTTCAGCGCGACGGTCGTGAATGACGGATCCAGAGCCGTGGCCGTCACGTTCTCCGCGATGAGCTCGCCGACTTCTGCGGTACCATCCGATCCCGGGTAGGACAGCGGGTTGCCGCCTTCCGTGGTGAAAGCATCGGCCACCTGGCGAACGCCGGAGAAGTCCTTCATCGCGGCGATGAGCTCGCTCGCGATCTCGGAAGGCACGGTGAAGCCGCCCTCCGAGCCCGTGGTCGTGCTCATCGTATTGCGGATGATCACGCCCTGCTCCGCCGTCAGCCGGTTGGGATCACGCAGCAGCTGGTTGAAGGCCGCCCGCTCAGGGGTCATTTCGCCACGGCGCTGATTGACCTGCTGGACCGCGTCCTCGAACTGCCGCTCGGCGTCGAGATCCATGACCTTCTGGATCCGGTCGATTTCCGCGTCGATGCGGGCGACTTCGTCGAGGCCCTCGTCGTACTTCTTCTGCAGGACCTCGTTCCAGGCTGTGCCCGGATTCTGGTCGAGGCTGTTGCGCAACTCCTTGGCGAGAGCTGAGCGCCTCTCCCGCAGAGCATGAATCTTCGTCGTCATGTTGCTCACTCCTGATGCCAATAAAAAAGCCGCCTTGCGGCGGCCACCTTCGCTCTCGCGGGAGAGCTAATTCGCAATTCGTTCGGCCAGTCGAACGCGCCTGTCGCGCTCGGCGTGCGCGCGCAGCGCAGCCTGTTCGGCCGCATCATCGTGGGCCGGCGGTTCCGGCGCTGGCGCCGCCGGAGCGTGCGCGTAGGCCGACAGATCCCAGGTCTGGGCGCGCGCTTTCGCCTCGGTAGTATCAGCCGCCAAGCGGTCAGCAAAACCGTTCTCGATGGCTTCATCAGCCGTGAACCAAGTCTCGGCCTCCATCCATGCGATGACCTGATCAATGTCGTTTTCGGTCTGGCGGACGTAATCTGCTGCGATCTCGCCGTCCACCTTTTCGAGCAGTTCGGCCATCTTCAGCATGTCGTCCTTGCTGCCGATCGCCAGCGCCCAGGCGTTGTGGATCATGAAAAACGAGCCCGCGGCCATTTCGACCTCGCGCGCGGCCAGCGTCACTTGCGTTGCGGCCGAGGCAGACAGCCCGTCCACATGCGCGATGATCTTCGACGGGTGCTGGGCGACAGCCGTCGCCATCGCCCGCGCCTCGAACACGTCGCCGCCAGGCGAGTTGATCCGCAGGTGAATGGTCGAGGCCCGAAGCGCGTTCAGGTCCTTGACGAACTGCGCGGCGCCGATGCCCCAGAACGAGTCGATGATGTCGTACAGGTAGATCGTCGCCTCATCCGCACCGGCCGCGGCGCGGATCTCATATAGCCGCGGCCGCTTCTGGTTCTGCTGGATCAGCGCCTGCAGCCGGTTCCGGTGCTGGTTCATCGAGTTTGTCTCCTGGGTCGTAGAGCTCGTCGCCGC